AGCATAGATGACCAGTAAGCTTAAAGTAAATCTTATCAATGACAGCGGTGATAATAACATCATCACGTCTGATGGTTCAGGTGTCATCACTTCTTCAAAGTTTAAGATTGGTCAAGTAGTTTCAACAACAAAAACAGATGGTTTTTCAACTTCATCTACTTCTGTTACTGACGTAACAGGACTCTCTGTTTCTATTACTCCCACATCAACCTCCTCAAAAGTTTTAATATTAGTAGATGGAAATGTATCTGAGTCTAGTCAAACCTCTGAAGGTGCTATGAAATTATTTAGAGATAGCACAGAAATTTGTAAAGGAACTAATGGTTCTGCTAGTAACATAGGATTTGACAACATGAGAAGAAACTCTGGAAGCGATGAGTCTAAAAAGTTTGCTATGAATTTTTTAGACAGTCCTTCATCAACAAGTTCTATTACTTATAAAATTGCAGTAAAGGTAGCGGGTGGAACTTGGTATATTAATAGAACAGGCTCAAGTGATAATAGTTCTTTAGTTTCAACAATAACAGTCATGGAGGTTTTAGACTAATGACAGTAACAAAAATTACAGCGGCTGGAATTGCAGATGGAGCAGTATCTCCACCACATGATTATGTATCTCTATCAGGCACCAGTCAAACACTAGACCTAAGTCAAGGTAACTATTTTGATGGTGGCACTTTAAGTGGCAATACAACATTAACTTTTTCTAATGCACCAACAGAACACAGGTGGACTTACACCTACAAATCTGCTGGTACTGATGCTTCTGGTGATGTAACAAAATTAAAATTTGCTAGAAAGAATTTATTTATAGGTAATCAAATTAGTGCTTCAGAAGGAATGACTTTTAAAACAGATGGTACAGAAATGTATGTTTGTGGTGGAACAGATGAAAAAGTATATCAATACACTCTTTCGACAGCTTACGATATTCAAACAGCATCTCTTACCAATACTAAAACAGTCAGTGGTGCTGGTTCAGCACAAAATGCTTTAGATAGAGCTTATGGTATTGCTTTTAAATCTGATGGATTAAAAATGATTTTATCTCAGAACTCACCGGCAGAGGGAGATAGAGATGGATTACAAGAATGGGATTTATCTACGGCATGGGATTTAAGCACAGCAAGTTTTGTTCGTGAACAACTATATAGTACAGACCAAAGTGCTGGAGATATTGTTTTTAAATCAGATGGAACAAAAATGTATGTAGTTGGTTCAGACCAAGATCATGTTTTTGAATATGATTTAAGTACACCTTGGACTGTTTCTAGTGCGGTATACAATAACAACAATTATACGATTGGATCTCCTGTAGGTGGTAGTCCTAATGAAATTACTTGGGGTCCAGATGGAGATGTGTTTTATTTAGCATATCCTGGAGATGATTTGATTCAACAGTACTCT